AAGTCACCGTCCATAGACGTGGACATCGCGGTACGCACGAAGTGCTTCATGCCGTTCGGGATGTCCGTGGTGATGTACCACGAGTCGGCGTCGGTCAGGTAGTGGTTGACGCGGTAGCCTTCCGGGATGGAGCCGTTCGACTTCAGGGCGTTGAGATCGTTGTCAGCGGTGCCGACACGCAGCTCGGTCTGCAGCAGACGAGTTGCAACGAACATCAACGACGGCGGAACGATCAGCTTGCGCGGGCGAGCGGCGATCAGCAAGCCGCGTTCGTCTTTGTACGCAGCGATGTCGATCACAGCCTGCTCGAGGGCAGTCTCGTTCAAGTCAACGTCAACCGACGGGCGGTTGGAGTTGGTGCCGCCAGCAACCGTCGGGTGCGCGGTGTTGAACAGGGTCACGCCGTCACCAGAGGTGAAGGTGGTGAAGCCCGTGTTCAGCAGCGAAGCAGCCTTCACTTGCTTGGTGTACGCCATGGCGCGAGCCAGCGCCTTGGTGTAGCGAGCCGACAGGGAATCATAGAGGTTGTCCTCCATGGCCTCCTCGGTGATGGAGAAGCCCATCGCCACGGTCTCATGGTTGTAACGAGCAGTGAACGATTCCTGCGCGTTGTCGTAGGTGATCGCGGAGCCTTCCGGCTTGACGGGGGCAGCCCCGAAGCCCGACAGCTTCACTTCCTCTTCGAACGAACGCTCCGAGGTTTCAGTCTCGTAAATCTCAGCGTGCTCGTTTTCGTACTTGCCGTACTCCAAGCCGAAGAGGGCGTTCAGCCCCGGCAGGAGTTCTTTAAGGGCCTGTGCGCGTGAAATAGCCATGTGTCAGCCCTCCTTAGACGCCAACAGCAGCGGTCAGCTGCGTGTAGTTGAGTTTGACGACCAGCAGCGGGTAGGTGGTGCCAGCTTCGCCACCACGGGGGCCACCGACATAGTCGATGATTCGCAGCGGGAGGTTGGCGTCCGTGCCGATGGTGGACGCATCGAGTGCCACTCGCGAGGCTTTGAACGTGGTGTTCACCGCACCCTGCACAATCGCGGCGTTCTTGCCGTAGATGTCCAGCGAGTTGGTGATAGCCTCGTCAGCCTGCACGACGTACAGCGCCTGCGGATCGTCAACGACGAACGCCAGAGCGTCCGAGGCAACGGTCCCCGTCGGCCACATGTTGCTGAAAGTCAGCTGGCCAGTCGATGGATCGGTGTACGAGCAGCCCATGAACACGCCGAGCATTGCGATATCGGTCGAGGTGTCGCCCGTTCCGGTCTGCTTGGTGATCGTGGTCGAGGTGCCATTGTCAACGAGGTTGACGATGTCTCCGGCGGCGATGTTGACGGCGAGGCCCGAGGCGATGGGGTACTGGCGGAAAACCTCCAGCGAGCCATTGTCGAGACGGCCAGTCACACGCAGACCGAAGGGTGCATTAACGGAACCCATTGGTTCTCTCCTTCAGTGATCGGAGGGTCATCCCCTGCCGAATGTGGTTTTGGTTGAACGCTCGGGCCGAAGCACGGGCATTCGGGGATCGCTCTCACGGAGGTAGCTGTTATCGACGGCATCCATCTGGGCCTTGGCCTGATGAAGCTGCCCGTCGGTACGCTCCTCTGCGAGCTCTACGGGGATACTGCACAGGAGGAGTCCGCCGACCTCTAGGTTTTCAGGGAACCGAGAATTGTGGTCGGACATGATGTGCAGCTCGGGGAAGTCCTTTGCCAAGCAAGGGGTGTAGCCCTCGCGGAAGCGGCTAGAGACGTTCTTGTTGTCCTCGTTGCCCAGTGTGGAGGTGCGAACCCAACGGAATTTAAGGCCGTCACGGGGCTCGGGGGTCGGGAGGAGAGATTGGCGTTGCCATCCCTTGCGACGTTCTCCGCCTTCACGAGTGGTAAGCGTGCGGGGTGTACGTTCAGTCATTGGAGGCATCCTTCAAAAGTTGCGCCGCGTATTGTTGAGGGCTCAGCCCAAGTCGCTTGGCGAGTGCGACCTGAGTGGAGGTGAGCGCCACCTTGCGTGGTGTTTGGCCGGATGTACGTCCGGCTGGGGCCACCACGTTGCCAGTCTGCCGCCGCTGTGGCTTCACCTCTTCTGAGGCGTCGGCAAACCGTTCTGGGAAGGCACGGCGAACCGCACCATCAATCTGAGAATAATACTGATCCGTGTCCGGCGCAACTCCGGAGCGAACCAGCTTCTCATGGACGCCCATGGCAAGGGCAGTGATGTCCTCATTGCCCTGAGTCATGAACCACGGATTCTTCTGAGCCCACTCCTGCGCCTTGCCGCTTGGGGGCTGAACGGCAGGCTTCTGGGGCTGAGGGATGGGTGCCTGTGCCTGAGGCTGCTGCCGCTGCGGAGGCTTGTAGGAGTTGATCCGATACTCCTCGTTCTTTAGCTCAGACATCTTGGCCTGAGCATCCGCCATAGCATCAGCGTCCCCAAGCTCATACGCGGCCTTGAACTCGGCTTTGACCTTCTCAAGCTGCATCGACAAGCGCTGCTTAGCCTGATTGACGAGAACTCCCTCACCCTCCTGCAGCATGCGCTGGAGCTTGAGCTTCTCTTCGTATTCGCGCTGGGCAAAGGCAACGGCTTCCTCACGGAGACGTGACGCCTCCTCCTTGGCACGACGTTCCTCGTGGAACTCGTACTTCAGCTTCTTGATGCGCTTCTGCACGGACTCGGAGTACGAGGCGATCTCGTCGTCTTCCGGGACGTCGGGCTCAGCGCCATCGGGGCGTCGAGCCTTGTCGCGATCAGGCTCCGGCGTATCGTCGATGATCTCGACCTCAAAGTCGTCTTCTTCTTCGATCTGGTTCGGTTGGGTATTCATGCGCGGCTGTACCCCCGTGGGTCTTCGACGACAGCCTCTACGGTGTCATCGTTGATGAGACGGAACTCCTTGCCCATCACCTTGAAGCGGGTGCCTGAGTAAGAGCGGAAGATGACGAAGTCGCCCTCTTTGCACCAAGGGCCAGTGGGGAATCTGTTGGCGTCGGCATAAGCCTCGCTGCCAACCTTTAGAACGTATCCAACCAGAGACGCAGTCTCCTCTGCGTTCCGGCGCTCATCGGGGATGAAGACCCCACCTTCAGTCTTTTGGCTGACCTCGGGAATCGCAATGAGAATGCGATAGCCCTTTGGCTCTGGTAGCTTGGCGCGAACATCGTCGCCAGCCTCTGTCTTGTCGGTATACATTTCTTCTCCAGCAGTGGTTTTAAGGCCCACCGTAGCCTGCTGCTCAGCCCGACAACGACACGCTAGATCATTTCACATCACGTTTCAAGGAACCTCTTCTCTACGTCCTTGATGTCGTCCTCCACCTTCTGAAGGGCGGAGTACTCACCGACGGCGCGGCAATAGTCCTCGTAGGACTTTGCACCACCGCCAGCGAGAAAAAGTTCAATTGAACGCTTTTGCTCCCCGGTGCGGTACAGCAGGATTTCGACGAAGTCTCCGTCCATCACTGACCCCCGCCGGGAGTGGTGGTGAGCTGCTTGGCGATATCGATGCCGAGGCGAATGCCCTCGTTCTTGTCCTGCCGCTTGGCGTCCTCAATCTGAGACGCGACCCGGACACCAATGCGGGCACCCTCACGGCGGTCCTCAGAACGGATGCGCTCGCGCTGGACGTCGATGTTGCCCTCCATCCGCGCAACATCAAGCTCAAGCTTCGCTCGCTCGATCTCAAGCTTGCCCATGACCTCGGCCTCTTTGATCTGCAGCTCCTTCTGCTGCATCTGAGTAAGCGGGTCCTGAGCCTGCTTCTGCGCTTCTGCCTGCTGAGCCTCAGCTTGATTCTGCTGGAGCAACTTGCCAGCCGCGGCAGCAACAAGCTTGGACAGCTCGACCTCGACGTCCTCTGGGAGCGGCGCGTCCTCGGGCGGCAACTCGACACCGAGACGCTTCTCGATCTCCTTGCGGTACTGCATCGCCACATGCTCTGTGATGTGAGCCGCCATGGCCGACTGGATCGCAGAGGCAAACGGCGACTGCCCGACCATCTGCTGAATCTTGGGGTCCTGCATCGCGGCCATGTGGGTGGCGATGTGTGCCTCATGGTCCTGATACAGGAACGCCCTTACAGGCTCCTGCTTGAGGATTGCCATGTTCTCGCTGACGGGGTCCTTCGGCTTGATATCGCCCGGAAGCTTGATGATATCAGCAGCGTCTTGGATGCCAAGAACCTCGAGCATGTTCCGGTGCAGCTTGCCCATATCATAGAGCTGGGGTGCCTGCTGGGACATCTGCAGTGCGGCTTGATACTGCATCACACGCTGAGCCATGGTGGCCGCGTTGGGGTCCGAGACCGGAATGACATCGACGCGGTCGTCGAAGTCCTTCAGGCGGTTGAAGTCGCCGTCCGGGTCGTACTCGTACTTCTCATCCATGAAGTCCTTGACGATGCCAGCGATGAGCCGAAGCTCCTTGTGCATCGATGCATGGATGCGAGCCTGAACTCCAGACATGACCTTCATGTTGCGCTCAAGGAGTGCAAGGGTCGTGCCGACCGGAGCCTGAGCATTCATGTCGCTGATCTTCACGTCGGCGACGGAGCCAATGCGACGGCCCTCCTCGACGAGGTTAGACAGCAATTGGTACAGGACGCTCGATGGTTCCTTGTACGGGAGGAACGTGATGGAGTCCCGGATCGATCCGCTAGGCACATCGACGTCACGGAACTCGCCCGGACGCAGAGGTGTGTTGTCGCCCTTGATTCGGAGGCCGCGGGCTTTGAGACCTGCGGGCAAATTGGCAAGGGTTCCAGCGTCAATGAGCTGGCGCAGGATCGAGGTGGCTGACTTTGTGAGGCCACCAATCAGGTGGATCAGGCCGATGCCATAGAACCCCATACCGGGCAGGTAGCAGTACGGCACGAAGTGCATACGCTTCTGCTTGTCATCGTCATCCTCGTACCAGTTCTTGCGGATCGACAGGATGGTGCGGGAGGACTTGTCGATGGTGATGACGTAGGGACGTGCGATGTCATCATCGTCGTTGAACCCCTCGGGCATGACCATCTCAACATGCATCTCGAGGAGCATGTATCGGTCGTCACCATTGCTGGTGTCCTCGATGCCCTGAAGGGTATCGTACTTCTCTTGGATGTCGCTCTTCTCGATGGCCGGATCGGGTAGCTCGACGTCGCGGTAGAAGCCACTCGCCTGCAGCTTCATGATCTCGGTCTTGGTCTTCCGCATGACGTGCGTGTATCGCTCGCAGTCGGAGAGGTTCGAGATGCCATACTGGACGACAAAGTCCTCCGCCGGAACAAACGTGGACTTCGGGACCCTGCGGACGGGATCGTAGTGAACCTTCTTGAAGGCGCTGCCAGCAAGAGACAGGCGGAACAGCATCTGCTCCGTCTCTTCGCGGTAGTCCTGCATGCGCTCGGTGATGAGGTAGTTCAGCTCATTCTCAACGCGAGTGGCCTGCTGGAACTTCTCGGTGGTCATCTTGCCGAGGATTTTAGTGCGGGCAGGACCTGATGCCGGGTAAATCTCCCCCATAGCCTGCGCTTGGAAGTGGATCGCGGCCTCGGTCAGCATCGGGTGGAACACGCCAGATGCACCCTCCCAAGGCTGTGTGCGGTCCTCTACCTTCATGCCAAGGAGTTCTAGGCCCTTGACGTAAGCCATGGCCCAGTCATCGCGGGTGCGAAGGTCGGACAGGAAGTCCCCGACAAGCTCGCTGCCCATGGACTCCAGATCAGACTCATCGATGAGCTCCGCAAGGTTGTCGCCGTGCGGAACATCCTCGTACTCAGGCTCGACCGAGATCGACTCAAACTCAATGATCACACCGCCATCCTCTGTTGGCGTGACTGTTGAGGTTGACTCCTCGAATCCCTCTACGTCCTCGATGTCTTCCATCGGCTCTTCGGGCTCGATTTCGATCTCAAACGGGACGAGAGGCTTATCGACTGCCATGGTGTTTCCCCTGCAAGGTTTGCGGCACTATAGCAGAAAAGCACCGAAGGAAGGAAGTGTTGTGAGGGAGCGCTATGATGGATGATAAGCCGTAGCGCAGTCTGATCCTCGACCAATACAAAACCGATGGTTCCGTGTGCGCTCCCTCGTACTGAGACCATACGACTTAGGTGTTGGGTGTCAAGCCATGAGCACGTTCAAAAGCGCGCAAATTTGACCTTGCGACCTCTTCTTCTTCGATAAGTGTTCTTCCGGCTCTGCCGCGGACACCTCCCGACTTGCCCATTGCTGAGTCGTATATGGCCTGAAGCTTGGCATGCTGCTCGAGCATTTCCTTCGAGTGCTTCGGTTTGTCAGTAGTATTCCACAGGCTCCCGATGCCCGTCGTCGTCATCCCAGTCATCCGTGTCTACCCTGATCCAACCGCCCTGCCTGAAGCGAATGAGTGCTTGGCTGACCGAATCCACATAATCATCGTGGTCGCCAGACGGAAACGCGGCGCATTCCTCGATGACCTCTTCAGCCCACCTTGTTGGGGGGTACCACACGGAGCCCGACGAGAAAAGGTCAGAGACTGCGTTGACGCGGGCGATCTTGTCGTTGCCCCTGCTCGGCACGAACTCTGTCACTGGCAGACCCATCTGCCTCAGCTCAAAGATAAGAGGGGCACCGGATGCCTTCTTTTCCACCACAAGCTGGTCTGGCTCGTACTCGTAGTACTTCTCTCTGGCCTTCTGCTTGAGCTCCGGGAACTCGAGTTTCTCCTTGTAGGCATCAAGGAGGATCACATTTGGTATCTGTGCCCCGGTGGAGTCGGTTCGGTAGAAGATGCCCCATGTGGTGCATGCCGAGTAGTCGGAGCGCTGCGTCTTGAGGAACGCGGTATCCCATGACTGGATGATCGCCTCACACGGAGGTGGATCGTCCTTGGTCCACTCCTGCCACCACTCACGCTTGATGAGTGCCCCCTCTTCGGAGGTGGGGTTCTGCATGTACTGTGCGTTCCACTTGCCGACGTGGATTTCGGCCTTGATCGCCTCAAGCTCGTTGAGGGACCAGAACTCTGGCCATAGCGGCTGACCCGACGGCATGATGGCGGGGAACTCAATGACCTCCCAGTCATCGACACCCTGACGCTCAGTGGAGCGCTTGATGATCTGCCCAGTAAGGTCTCGCTTTGCCCACCGCGTCATAACGATGATGATGGCACCACCGGGCTGCAGACGCTGACGAGGACCAGAGGTGTACCACTCGTAGACCTTGTCATAGATTTCCGGGTTGAAGGCAGCCATGGTTGCCTCCTGTTCCGAGTGTGGGTCGTCGATCACGAGAACGTCAGCGCCCTTACCCGTGACGGCACCACCGACACCGATAGCGAAGTACTCCCCCATCTTGGAGGTTGCCCATCGACCTGATGCCTTGGAGTCTGCTGCCAGCTTTGTGGCAGGGAACACTGCCTGATAGTCGGTGCCATCGATGAGGTTCTTGACCTTACGGCCAAAACCCACTGCAAGCTCTGCGGTGTGTGCAGTCTGGATCACCTTCTTGTGAGGGAACTTCCCCATGAACCATGCCGGGAAGAGATAGGACGCGAACTCCGACTTGGTGTGTCGAGGCGGCATGTTGATGATCAGACGCTTCAGGGTGCCATTGGCAATACGCTCGAAGGCATCTGCCATGATCTTGTGGTGCCTACCAGCGATGAAGGCGGGCCACATCTGCTCGACGAAGGGTAAAAAGTTCAATTGCGCTTCTTCGATCTTCTTCTTGCGCTCCAGCTCCTCGAGGTCACGGAGAAGCTCCTCTTGCTCAGCCAGTGGCAGCTGAGAGATTTTGGCAAGGATGTGGTCGTACTTTCCCATGGTGCCTCAATAGGTGGGCAGGGCTCAGCCTTGGCGCTGGGGAGAACAGCCCTGACGAACCCTGCCCTTGAACTGACGTGAGGAGGAGCAGACCGACTGCCACGTCAGAACAATCAAACTCAAAGCTACCTCCCCGTAGCTGTGGGTGCCGTCGTATGTACACAGTGTACACAGTGTACACAGTAGTTCATAGAGTCTTAGTGTAGTATATATATTATATATACATCCGGTAGACTCATACATCCGGTAGAAGACTCTTAAACGTATAGAAGGATACCCCATACAAGGGGTATCCGTACAGTATAGACACTAAGAGCTCAGCGGAAACCAGAGAAGCCCGGACGGCGGTTTGGTGCCATCGTCTGAGGCTTCGGCATCATCGGGCGCGGAGGGTTGACCATCGTGCCGGGTACACCCGGAGCGGCAATCCCCGGCATTGGACGCATCGGCACTCCGGGCAGACCAATTGCGGGGCTAGTTTGACGAATCTGATCAAGCATGGCCTGCTGGGTCTGCTGCGTCGGCATACCACCCGGAGGCATCATCCCGGCACCGGGCATACCAACCTGCTGCTGCATGGCCTGCATGATGGCCGCTAAGCGCGGGTCCATCTGTGCACCCTGTGCTGCCAAGGCACTGATACCTCCCTGCGTGGGCACACCCGGAGGCATCTGCCCCATCTGCGGCATCGTCTGAATGCCGCCTCCCGTCTGTCCTGCTCCAGCTCCCATGATCAATCTCCAATAGGGTCCCTGATCCAGCAACCTTACACCACTCGATGCCCTTTGTCACATGGGCTGGGTTGTAATTACACAGGGAGAAAATGCGAGGGACGCATGATGCACTTCCGCGTCATGCGGAGTGAGTGTTTTTGAGCTGTGTAATTACAAGCATAAACATCCTGACTTAACCGGACGGACGAGACACACCCCTAGGGGGATGTCTTGTCTGTCCGGTTGTCACCACGCTTCAGAACCATCGCTGGTTTGACAATCCGGGATTGGCAAACATGTCTAAAAGCGACACAAATCACCACGATTCAGGGTCTAACCCCCGTGCTTTCGGAGACTCATGTCGTTTTTAGGACATTTTGGGTAAAAATATAGGGGGTGGGGGTGCAAAAACACAATTAAATCAACAAGATAGGGGTGCCCTATTGTGTAATGCGTTGATATTACGGGAAAATTAGGGGGTGGGGGGGTATGTGAAGGGGGGTTGGTCTGTGGTTGAGTGGATCATCATGTATGTGCCGGGGCGGGCCGCCGTCGATCAGCGGGGGGTTGGGGGTAGGTGGGGGTCACGGGTGGTCCATTCCCTCTTGCACCCACCCCACAGCCCGGACACTGCACCGTCTGGCCCACCACACCCCATGCGATATGGCCGTGCGCTCGATATGGCCGTCGCCAGAGGGCCATCTATGGGTTGGCCTAGGCCACCCTACCCGACAGCACACATCGCGCTGTACGCACGGCGATTGCAGCGCACAGCACAGGAGGGGGAGGGGGTGCTTTCCCGGCCCCTACCTTGTCAGCCCCAGCCTTGCCAGCTTCTCAGCAATGGACTGTTCGATGTCAGCCGCACTGCGATCTGTCTTGTCCTCAATCTCGAGCTTGTCGGTGAAGATGCCCGCAGCCTTGCCCAGAAGCTCAGCGGCCCTGATCTTGGCGGATGAGCTGTCGGCGGACTTGAGCATGTCGCGCAGGGTTGTGATCGAGGCTTGGGCGTCCGAGACCATCAACATGCGCCGTTGGTCTTCTTTCTCCACATTCAACGCCCTTACCCGCAGGGAAACATTAGGGTGCATGAACAGCCGTGATGCCTCAACCCTGACAGCCTCATCTGACATCCCCTTGGCATCATAGGCCAGCCGATATGCAGCCGACAGTGATTCACCTGACACCACATGTTCAGCAAACGCCTCCTGTTTGGACGTGAGACCCAGCAGCAGGTTCTTCCCTGACTTGCGTCTGGTCCCGGTAGGCGATGCACCCTTGGATGCTTCGCCGCCCTCTCCAAGTGTTGGCTTTGCCTTTGGTGTGTTCTCTGTGTCTGTCCCTGCTACGACCGCCAGATGTCGCTTCGCTCGGATCGGGCGCGAACCCTTGGCGGGCGCGGCCCTCTTGGCCTTGGGCTTGGGGGTCTCTTCAACGTCATCTGTCATGGTCTGATCCTCATCTGGTGCAGGCCTCTGGTGCCTGTGATCTGTGCCCTGAACGATACCACCACACGGGACCGATTGCACCTGCATGTCGCTGCGCTCGAAGGGCGGGCTTGATCGATACCACCTCGAACCGCTCAACCCATTGATATCACAGCACAATCACAAAACGAATCACCCCCACGAATCACCCCGAAATCACCCTGTTTCGACCAGCTGCGAGACAGGACCAAACCAGACCAACACCACACCAGCACCATACCAAGGCAATACCAATGTGTTGCACCAATGACACACAATGGTCGATATGGTCGATAAAATGCATCAAACTGCACCAAAGGGCATCTGACCCCAATTGACAGTCAGTCTGTGGAAATGGCCTACATAGGGGGTGCCCAGTGACCTGTTACCGATTGCCCCGCTCTTTTGTCTTCACTTCGTCGCCCGCTGTTTCTCTGGGCACCGCCGATAGGCCCAAGCTGTAAGCGCGGACGACCGCCAAGCCCAGACGCTCCATCCGAGGCATCAACCCTGATTTATTCAATTGAACAATTTGAGCACCCGGTGCGCCGGGTGTTCTGGTGGTTCAATCAAAGGAGAAAACCATGATCAGTGAAGCGCAAGTCAATGAAGCCCACCGCCTCGCCGTTGCACAGTCCGGCCCACGCAAGGGCCACCTGAAAGCCACCTGCCCGCCGATGGGCACACTGGCTGCAGCCTACTGGCAGGGATGCATGATGGAGATCAACCCGCACAAGGTGAGCATTGCCCGCCTGATCTTCATGAGCCCAGAAGAACGCCTGATGTTCGACACGGCGCAGGCATGCGTCAAGGCAGTGGTGGCCAAGCGCCGCAAGGCCGCATGACCCTTTGGTGTCCAGCCCCGCGGGGCTGGCATCCAAAAGGCCAACCAACCAAAGGAGAGAAACATGACAAACGAATTGATCGCCGCCGTTCGCGCCCATGCCAACACCAACTGGGAAAAGGGTGGCTGGGATTTCCTCGCCGAGTGCTGGGATGACGATGATATCGTGCAGGCAATTGGCAACGCGAAGACGGTAAGGGGTGCCATCGCGAACTGCAGCCGTCAGGTTCGCATCCTCGATCTGCACCGCCGTGAGATGATGGGCGGGTGGTGGTGATCATGCGGACACATCACCTGCACATCTGGTTCGAAAGCCACCTCGCCGCCGTCGATCACGCCATCCTGAACGGGTGGTCGCTGCAGACAACCGAGCCCATGGAGCGGGGCGTGATGGCCCACTTCATCGCCTGACCCTCTGGTGTCCTGCCCTGATGGGCAGGCATCCTGAGTGCCAGTGAACAGAAACCAACACCGAAAGGAAACAACATGTCATCGACCATGATCCTGCAGAACGCCGCCCGCATCCTTCGCGCCTCCTATCCCGGTGCAGCAGAACGCTGCGCTGGCCTGATCGAGCGCTATGCCATCGCTGAGGGCATCACCATGGCAGAGGCCGAGCGCCGCGCCGCCGCCCTTCTGGCATGACCCTAGAACAGCACCTCGACCTGCTGGGGATCATCCCCCGGCAGGCACCACCACCAGAGCCACCCAAAGCGGCCTGCTATGCGCCGCCGCAATGGAAACCGAAACATCCCGGCGATGAGCCGCCATTCTGAGGAGAGAACCATGACTGACGCGGGACTGATCGCACGGCTGCGGGAGGGCGCGACGTGGGACGATGACACTGCCGCCGCCGACCGCATTGAAGCCCTCGAGGCAAAACTGGCCAAGGCGGTAGCAGCGCTGGAGTACTACGCGGTGGAATCTATGCCGTGGGACGCTGACGACAGCTTGGTCGCCCGCGCAGCCCTCGCAGAGATCAAAGGAGACGCAGCATGACATACTTTGAAAGCGCCGAGGGCATCATGATCACCCGTGACCGGGCGTTTAAAGAGCTGATCGATCACGGCATGAAAGACGAGATCGACACCTTCATCAAAGACATGGGCGACCGCCAGCAATACGCTGCGCGGGATGTCCTCCAATGGCTGGGGTACTGACATGATCAACCGCATCGAAACATTCAGAACGAAAGAAGAGGCCGAGGCTGAGGGCCAGCGCAGCAAGGCGCTACTTGGGCCGGGGTATGGCTACACCTACACGGTGTGGCAGTCCGGCGACGTGTGGATGCTGCAATCATCCCGCTATTCCTCATGCGACTAAGGAGACATCATGACAGGAACCATGCCGAAACCGCTGACCAGCGGACACCTTTGCCCCTCCTGCAATGGGACGGGGGCGGATGCGGAGAAAACCATGCACAAGGACGTGACAAAGGGGTCATACGTCAGGTGCTGGGACTGCAATGGGAACGGGCTGGACCCATCAGCCTACTTCCGTTTCAAAGACTGACCCACTGGTGACCTGCCCCACGGGGCAGGCATCCTGTGTGCCAGTGCAATCAATCAGCCAATGGAGACCTATCATGTCGAAAATCGTCTACGCCGCCCGCACCATCGAACTGTCCCAGTATGGGCAGGCCAAGCCCGTTTCCCTGCCATCCCTTCCCTTCTGAGGATCACCACCATGCCCACACTGAACCCCATCCCGAACCTCAACGGCACCAGCCGCGAAGAACTGATCGACCTGCGCCTTGCAGCCCGTGACGCCCTGTTCGCCGCGATGAAGGCGCTGGGCGAGATGCGCCCCCATGGCCGGGACTACATCGGCAACAGCGAGGCATACCAGCGCGACCGCGTCATCCACAACGAGCGTGTCCGCGCCATCGACGGCATGATCTGCGACCTCTTCGATGAGGCGCTGGTGCTGCATGAAAACGCCTGACTGGATCATCGGTGTGCCACCTCGCGGGGTGGCCATCCCATGCCCCGGTCCGCAGCAGAGACAAGAGACCCCAACCCAAGGAGACGACCATGACCACCACCATCGACCGCGCAGTGTTCGACGAGATCGCCACCCGTGAGACCTCGATCACCAACCTGAAAGGCGAGGCCAAGGAACGCACCGCTGAAGCCAACGGCCAGAAGATCGGGGCCTATTCGGCGCTGATCGCAGGCCTGTCCAGCCAGAAGCTGGTGAAGGGCAACCTGCCCCGCGCCATCAGCAAGCAGGTCTACAAAGGCCTGATCGAGGAGGCGGGTGTGAAGGAGGCGACCGCCAAGCGGTACCTCGAAAACTCTGTCGGCGCACTGCGTGTGCTGGACATCCCCACGCAGGCCACCCCCGCGCTGGTCAAGGCGATCTTGGACAGCGAGAACATCGACAGCGAGAACAAACTGTCCAAGGCCGTGAACGGCGAGAGCGACAAGGACCCCATGGCGATCATGGCCGAGAACCTGATCGGCAAGTTCACCACCCGCAAGGATGATGACGGCAACCGTGTGCAGGGGGTCTTCAAGCCCAGCAAGTATGAGCAGGAAGACTGGGACCGCTTCGAGGATGCGCTGCGCGAGCTGAAGGCTGCACGGGCCGCTGCATCTGACGCCGCCCAGCAGGCTGAGCTTGAGGCACAGCGCGCCAACGAGCTGGCCAACGAGGTGTTCAACACCTTCTGACGCATCGGTGTGGGGCTGGTCATCCAGCCCCCAT